GTAGTTGTTCTGTGTGACATCGCTGACTTCAGACTCACGCATTGCTACGAGTACCTGATTGACTAGCTCAAGATATGTTTTCATCTATCAATCCTTCTGTGTTATCTATCATGGGGCCGAGTACGGCGTATGCCGCTGGGCTTATCTTTGTGAGATCGAAGAGATTGCCCTTCTCTCCTGCTCCTGTTCCGTTTCCTACCAAGGCAGAGGCAGCGCCAAGCCCCATTCCGTATCCGCCTGCGCCGTTCGCTGAAGAGCTGATGGCTCCATTAGGGATAAGCGCCTCCATGTCTGTTACTGAGTCAACCACTGTCATCATAGCGTCTCCCCAAGAGAAGTCCTCGCCTATTCCAATGCCTGCTTCTATCTGTTCTATCCAAGTAGGTGGCATACCAGAGGCGTCAGCCAGACTGTAGGCGTCCTCGATGCCGAAGGCTGGATCGTTGAAGTCTGGGATGCCCTCAAAGGCTGGCCCCATCTGAGACGGGTTGATGTACTCAGAGATACCGCCTGTGACAGCTCCCACAACGCCGCCTAAGATCGCGCCTTCAAGCACGTCACCAAAGTCACCGCCTGCTGCGAAGGAGCTAACACCGCCAGTTAGAGCGCCTGCTGCGGCCCCTCCTGCTGCTGCTCCTGCAACACCACCGCCAGCCGCTGCTGATGCCCATGTTGCTAGAGGCCCAGCGAATGCTATAGCGCCTATGACAGCGATAGTCTCAACAGGGTTGTCTACTACGTAGTTGCGTATGCCATCAGTCACCTTCTGAGGTGTTCCAATCTTCCAGAAGTCTCCACCACTATTGGGGTTGTTTACGTCCTTGCTTATATCGCCGCCGTAGTTGGTGGCCCATACGCTGCCGTCTCTCTTACTCTCATTGCCCCAGCCTGCCGCTATACGTAAGCCGTGACCAATCAGGTCAGCTCGTCCTTGGTGATCGAAGCTGCCCTCGTCCTGTGCTGCGAAGCTATCTGTTGCTGCCATAGCGTGGAAGCGTATAGCCATCTCAGGCGTCTCTGCTGCCCACTTAGCGTAGCCTTCGGGGTTGTGGACGTACATGTTGTGTATTAGGTCAAAGAAGTCGCCAGTGTTCGTGTCGCCCTCTGAGCCTATGTCTGCTAGGTACGTGTCAACAAAGCCACGACTAGACATGATGTCTGTGCTGTTCTTGAACTCTACTGAGTCCCTGTCACCATTGTGGAACATATCAGAATTAGAGTGAATGAGGGCCATAGCATCGTTGTAGTCGCCCTCAAACACGTAGCCCTTGTCTAATGTGCCATTCGGCCCTTGATAGCTGAACGTCTCATACTTGTCAAGCAGCGCCCTACCTACAGGCGTATTTGAGTTGTCGTTAGCCCAGCCGAGTATCTGCTCTTCATTGCCACCATTCATTATGTCTTCAAAGGTCATGCCAGCCGTGTCAGCAACGTCTAGCGTCTGCTCTATATTCGGCCCTGCGTCGTCAAGCATACCCATCGCTGCGTCTATTACGATGGCGTCAGCCTGTGTCGCTATCATATCGGGAGTGGCTTCGACTTCTTCCATCATAAGCATCTCTTTCTTCGCATCAGTGAAGGTGTCTATGCCATCGAACTCGAAGTCAATGTCGCCGCTTATATCATCGGTGGAGTCTGTGAGTATGTCATCGGTAGGGGTAGGCTCAGCAGCTTCCTCTGGGTTGGCAGCGCGCCACGCCAGTATCTCTCTGTCGGCATCCGTCTGCTGTGATACGTTAGTGGTGCTAAGCATCCCGTTCTTCATTATACTATCCTCGTTGTGCCGTAGTAGACAGACGTCACTGATGTTGTACCATAATAGGCTGAGTTCACGTTAGCTGCTCCGAAGAATACGTTACCTGTAAAGTCTCCTGCGTCTCCGCCGCCGCCGTCTCCTGTTCCTAGCCCGTCTGATGAGGCAAGGACGAAGACAACCTGTGGGCATGTCCCGAAGGAGTAAGCGGGAAGAACCCCACCATTGAATGGCTGCATAGTGATACCGCCGTCCGTCTCCCAATCCATGTCTATGCCTATCTTAGCACGTCCACCTGTTGCAGACCACTTAGGCAAATCGTCTATGCCGTCTACAGTTACGTTTACTTTGTAGCTGCTAAATCCCGGAACTGAGAGCGTCACAACAAACACATCGTTGTACTGGTAGTAGAGTCCGGTGCCGTTCGCGGCAACGTCGGTGATCGCGCCTGATCCGTCAACCGTTACAGTGACGCCACCGCCTGATGAGTTGTCGTTGTCGTTCAGACCACCTACGTAATCACCAGCAACGATGGCAGTTAAAGGGTTTGTTCGGGTTGCTGTATTGATTGTTACGTCCCGTACAGCAGTGACTGCACCCTGATCGTATGATTCTAAATCTCTGTCTAGCGACGCGTATAGCTCTGGGCGGTAGAACACAAACGTGTCTGGAGCGCCGCCCACGTCGCCTGCTGCTGCTGCTCCGATCTGATAAGCATAGCCCATACCGTAGCCCTGTATCTCGTCAGTGCCTGAGTTGCTTGTGGTGTCTACTGCTTTTCGACCATCGAAGTGGAAGTAGTTCTGTGACACACCTCCAGAGTAGTCGTTACTAGCTTGCTGGGACTGTAGCCAATGCCCTACCGTTACTGGCTTCGTGTTGTACCTTCCGTTGCCTATGATTATAGTGTTCGGATGGTGGTCAGAATTGGGGCCGAAGACAGTCCAAGCATCGAACTCATTCGCCTCGCCTATGGTGCTGTAAGGGGTGACGGGGTTGCCCTGTGGTGTGTCCTTGAAGTCACTGTTTGCCGTTGCGGGGTTACCTGTGTTGGAGGCCCACGCGCCTATGTTAGTGTTGTCATCATTGAAGTCTAAACACAGTACGTAGTTTGTCGATACGCTGTTTGTCTCTCCTTGGATGTTAGTCGTCTCCACATACCAAGCGTCATCGTCAGGCAGGGTGGCAGGGACGTAGTTGTTGTATACGGAGCCTTTCCAGATTCTATTCCATCGGTATCTGTCTGGGAATATCTGTGTAGCAGGTTCCATCAGATTAGCGTCCTGCGCCTGACCCATATCCCCCATGCCCTCGTTAAACCCTATAGCTGTCTGAGTATTGAAGCCGAAGGTATTGTAGTTGGCGGTGAGGACAGCAGATGTAGCTAGCTCTTGTGCAATGGTTGCCTTGTGCGTATAAACGTATTCGCTGAGACCTGTTCCGCGATTGGCTCTGATAGTGTATGACCAGCCGCGACAGTTAGTGAATGCCCCGTTGTATACCGTCTCTTTAGCACCGCCTCCTGTCAATGAGTAGAAGACGTTAGGGTCTCCGGCGTTAGGTAGCAACGTGAACCCAGCAGCAGCCTCACTAGCGAAGGTCTGCTTGAGGATGTGCGCCGACGCTATGTCAGTGCCGCCCATCAGTGTGACGTGTACTGCGTGGTTCTCTGTGGTGTATGCGCTGTTGTTGGTGATGCGGCATCCGTTAGGGATGAGGGTAATGATTCCACGACTAGCACGTACACCGTCTCCATCATCGGAGGCAGGCGCAGGGAGGTTCCAGTAGCTGTATACTTCGCTGTGTGCGTGAGAGGCTGCTGAGTCGAGCTGATTGGCTACAGTACATGTTCCTGAAGCGTCCACGAATCCGTTAGAGGTTCTGATGCTGTCTCGTCCCACGTCTGGTTCGCTGGTGTCCTTCCTGTTGCCAGCGCTCTGTACCATAGCTAACGCAGGCGTATCACCATTGAATATCTCTGGATATGTGAACTCCCTGTAGTCATCGTTCTCAAGCATGTTAGCCTGAAAGACTTTAGCATTTAGCGTAGCCATGTTGTCCCCTTAAAGTATGAAGTATAGTGTTGCAGCGTCTGGTGTTAAAGCATCGTATGCGCTTTGAGTGAGTACTACCACGCCTATGCTGTTAACTGTTAGAGAGTTTACATTGGTGAGGTTTGTTCCGTCGCCAGCTATGACGCCTGCTGCGTCTACTGTTAGAAGAGAAGGTACAAACTTAGTGCCATCATAGCGTCCTACTTGTCCGTCCGTAGGCTGTCCTTCTACTACACCGAAGCGTCTAATGGTTTGTCCAGCGTTCTTGACGAACAGCGCACCATCGTAGGTGTTCATTGCTATCTCGCCTTCAGCTAGGTTACTTGTAGTAGGTGCGGCTCCTGCTGTGCTTGATCTCTTGGGCTTGATTGTGTAGGCCATGATGTTTCCTTGAATTAGGGGGTGTTAGTACGAGAAAAGCCCCGCCACCTTTACGATGACAGGGCCTTATAGCTAAGTGGAGATTATCCAGCTACAGCTAATACGAAACCAGCATCAGGACGCATAACTTGAACGCCGTAGATAGTGTCGCTTGTGAACAAGTCAGCAAGGAACTCTTGCTTGTACTGGCTCTGTGAACGAACAGCCAACTGCTCTGCGTGAACGTAGGTGTCTTTGTGCAGCAGGGTAGCAGCACGAACGCCTGTTTCAATCACTGGGCAAGCAGTAGTTACGTAGCACTTAACGCCGTACAGCTCACCGATCAAGCCAGTCTCGACATTGTTGCCGCCAACGAAGTCGCTGGAAACATAACGGTCAATACCCAACATTACATTACGCATTGCAGGTGGGATGACGAATGAACGGTTGTCCATAGGTACGTCAGCATCGTCCATCTTCTGTACGAGGCTACGGAAAGCAGCGTCGTCAAATTCCAGATCAGAACCGCCAGCAGCTACGAAAGGAGCAAGTCCAGAAGCAGTGTTGATGAGGACAGCAGAGTTAACCCAGTCAGTAGCAACAGGAGCAGCGACTTTAGTTCCGTCACCAAGTCCAGTACCAAGGTTCTGAAGGTCGGTATCGACTTTCTTAGCAAGAGCATATCCAGCGTCGCCAGTGTAGAAAGCGCGCATAGAGTTCAGAGCCTGCTTCTCAGTGATGTCTTCGATGAAACGTGAGTACTCAAAGTGCTGATCGATCAGGATTACGACTTCGCTCTCAACGTCAGACTGCATAGTAACAGCTTGACCAGAGACTTTAGCAGCAACAGCGCCACGGGTAGGCTTAGGGACGTGAATGGTGTCACCTTTCTTACCAGCCATAGGCATCTTAGATACCAAGTTAGCCAGAACCAGAGTACGCTTGTATGCAGCGATGATCTCGTCAGACCAAATCTCAGGGATGAAGACAGCCTGAGTTGTGTTGTTCATTTGTCCGCCAGTAGCGGGGAATGTAGATGTAGCCATGTTAATTACTTCCTATAAAGGGTGGGGGTTAGGGTTTACTTGACACGTCCTTCTTTGTAAGCTGCGAATATCTCGTCAGCCATAGAAGCGTATCTGTCTGGGTCAGTGTTCATAAGGCGAACAATGTCAGACCGTCTATATACTTTCTTTGGCGACCCTGCCGCTGAAGCATTACCAGAGCCTGTACCTGCGGCCTTGATAGTTGCGCTTCGCTCTTTCTTATCCATAGCAACTGTGCGATCTGCGAGGGAGGCTCTTTCCTTCCATGTGCTAAACAATTCGTTAGCTGCATCGAAGTCGTAGTTCCTGTCTGCTGACTGTAGGAGCTGCTGACGGATGGGTGACTCGCCTACCCAAGTACCAAAAGCGGCATCTGCTAGGATGTCGTTCATGTCTGGGTGTGTAGATAGTAACCGAGCCTTAGTAGCTTCTTGTGTTGACTGTCGGGCTGCTGTCTTAGCGGCTACGATGTCGGGGTGGTTATCAATCTGGCGCTTCACTGCTGCGTCTGGGTCTGCGAAGAAGTCTATCTCTTCTTCAGCTTCAGGGGCGTTGCCCTGTGCCGCGATAAGTTGTGCCTGCAATAAGGTGTCAACACTCTTTCGTAAGTCTCCTACTTCATTGGCCTGCTTTCCACGAAACCTTTCAGCTTCCACCAGCATAGTAGCTAACTCTGCTTGTGTCTTTCCAGCGAACCTTTCGGGTACTTCTTCTTGAGTTCCTTCTTCTACGATATCCACTGAGGGGTCGCTGAACAAGGTGTCTCCGTCTTCTACTTGCGTCTCATCATTCAATAATATATCTGACATGTAATCTCCGTCCTTTAAGGGTTGTGGAATGTCGTTGGTCTAGGGTCAGCGGGATTGCTGTTATCCTAGTTCTTCACCGCGTTTAGCCTTAGCTATGTCGCCGTGATACTCGTGCTGCTTTGCCCAGCTATGGTCTTTGTCCGGCCAACCGTGGCCTAAGAACTTAACCTTAACAGGGCTAACAACTCGTGATGCTGTGGCTGAGCAGTCGGAGCAGGGCGCTTCACGCACGTCTCTCTCTACCCAGTATTCGTTTCGATGGCCTTCGGTACAGACCATATCGACTATTATTCTCAATGTACGTACTCCTCTTCTTCCAGCTCTGACATCTCAATGTCTGCTGGTAGGCGCAATATACTGGCTGCTACTGATAGCATCCCCTTGTTGTAGTGAAGCTGCTCTAAGGTGCTGACAGAGTGGATGCTCTCGCAGTCCTCAATCAAGCCTTGCAGCTCTACTACTATGTTCTTCCATCCTGCGGTAAGGAACAAGTCCCTCATCTGCTCGCAGTATAGTTCTTCGTCTGTCATTATGCTTCCCCTAATAGTTTAAGACAATCAGCAATTGTACCACAAATAGGCACTAATGTCAAGCTACTTCTTGTCTTTGGTAGTAGTTGGCTTTACTGCCTTCTCTGCTTCGAGCTTCTCAACTCGCTTAGTAAGGGCCATAAAGGACGCATTGATCTCAGCCATTGACGCATTGAACTGTGTCTGTGTTATTACCATTGTACTCTCTCCTTAGTTAATTAGTATACTGTCCACGTGGCGGAGCCTCTCTTGACGACGTGTCTAGAGTCTCCGGTGGTTATAGTCAGAGACTTCCCGTACGTTGCTGCTGCACCGTTCAGTTGTACTGTCTTAGTCCCGCCTGAGAAGTTTGTTATCACAAAGATTTGCCCTACCTCGCAATCCGCAATGGCGGGTAGGTATATAGCACCTGTACTTGAAGAAAAGACATGGTAGTCTGTGCTGTTCATTACTACAGTGCCAGAAGTATCCTCTCTGTAGTTCTTAATTACACCCTGTGTCATCTCCACTGTGCCGCCAAACCTTGAAGGGTGTGTGCTAGTACCAGAGTCGAATGCGTAGGTGCCAACAGTGGCTACCGATGTTCCATACTGATAGCCTGCGTTGTAGGTTCCTACGGCCTTGTCCACTACACGAACTCCCATATTCTGAGCTATGGATGATCCTGCACCAACCGCAGGCTCTGTTGAGGTCAACGCTGATACTTGACTAGCGGTTACGTTAGTTCCTAAGGTTAGTCCTACGTACGAAC